CGTGAGTTTATGAACCCCGTCTTGACCGAGCAAGTTTCTGAAACGCTTGCTGTAATTGAACTCAGGAAAGAGCAGGGCACTAAACCTGAGCGTATTTGGTTTCTTGATCGTCAAGAAAAAGGCACACCGTCAATGGCTGAATGGATGGGTTATTAATGCGCCTTGTTCTGTCGTTCAACGTGCCACTTTATTTTTTATTTTTGATACCTTTTATTTTCATCTGTATTTATCTCATGGTGCGTAAATAATGGACAAGTCTCAATATCAGATTCTCCGTTATTCAGTCGAGGCTGAAATTGCTAATTTTAACTCTGGCAACATTGATGATTCTGCTTTCGCTAGCTCGCTTATGCGTCTGTTTCTACAGGCTGCATCAGCTGAGCAGGTCAAGTCTCAAATAGCCAAGCGCCAGTTTCTCACGTTTCGCCGTTTACCAAATCTCATTCCGCCCAGCTGGGCATATCGCAATCCGAGCCTAAGTTCTCGGCTGCCTACACTGTAAGGGGCTCTACCATGTCCATGACACTACTTATCGAAGTAACCGGCATTCAGCGTTCTGGCGTTGCTGCCAAGTCTCAAAAGCCGTATACGATGTTTCAGGCATTCGTTCATTTGCCTAACATTCCGTATCCACAGAAGACTGACTTCTATGCCTCCACACCGGCCGAAGTTCCTCAGCCTGGCACTTACGAGTGTGATGTCATTGCCGATGTTCGTGATGGCCGTCTTGAGTTCACCTGTGATCCTCGTCAAGGTCGTCGTAAGAATATTCCGCCTCTTTCTGCCGCAATGAATAAGGCGGGTTAATAAGTGCCGACCCAGTCAGTTTTAGTATGCAGTCGTTTCTCAACTTCGTCAGAAGGCGTGACTTCATGCGATTCTCAGACTTGGTCTGAAACTTATGTTGTATCACCAGAACAGCAGGCTCAGTTAGAACTGCTTATTACCGGTGGATTTGACACCGAGATATACCTCCAGTTTTTTTGGGGAACAATCGGTTTGTTCGTAGTAGGTTTTGCAGCTGGAATCATCATTTCTCAAGTGCGGAAAATCCGCAGGAGTTAACACAATGAAACAAGCAATCCAGAAGTTCCGTTCCGTTCCTTCGTTCCGCCGTTCTGTTGTCGGCATCACTGGTGCTGTTGCAGCACTCGCTGGCACTGCAGCTTTCGCTGACGCTGTCACTGATGCTCAGGCAGCCCTCGCTGTTGCTCAGACTGGCGGTGAGAGCGTTGGTGGCTCCGTTGTCGCAGTCGTCTGCGCCCTGGCTGTCGTCGGTGTCATCATCGCACTCGTCCGCAAGGTCTAACCAGCCTTGATCTGGTCTGCGCTGGTCGGTGTTCTTATGGCCAGCGCACTGGTTTCAGGTATCCGGTGCGCTGAGTATCTCTAACTTCGGCCCCGTTTACGGGGCTTTTTTATGGATACTCATCATGCCAATAAAGTTTGTTTTACGTTTTCTTTTTATCTTCTTTTTTTCTTATTCGTCATTTGTTTCTGCTGCTTATTATGGTTGGAACGGTCCAGCCGGATCTGGCAAATCGTCTCCGCAATCTGCGTGCCTTTCTGATCTATCAATTGGCATTTCAACCACTCTATCTGTTGTCATGCAGAGCCCTACTAGTGCTCGCTGTATTTATTCTTATACCGACAAGGATGGTAACCCCCAAGTCATTAATGGCAGCGTAGTTAACCTCGATGGTGATTCATGTCCTTCTGGTGAAGTTTTCAACCCTTCTAATGGTACTTGTCAATCATCCAACCAGAAGTGCCAAGATGCCAAAGGTGCTGTTTCAAAGTCATATTCTTGGAATCAATCTAGTGACACTCCGCATCCTCCTGATATCGGCGGTTGTGGCACTTCTATATCCGGTGTGGCTATTTGCCGCGCCTCTGGTTCTGGTGCAGGCTTTACCTGCACTGCCGATGTAACCATTACAGGTGATCCCTATGAAGCCCCGGCTCCTGATCCATCCCCCGATACCGGCACTGGCTCTGGCGGTGACACTGGCACTACTCCTACGCCTGGCACTGGATCTGGATCAGATTCGGGCACTGGCACGGGTACTGGTTCCGGCTCTGATACCGGCTCAGGCGGTGGTACAGGTACTGGTAACGGTTCTGGCTCTGGTTCGGGTTCCGGCTCTGGTACGGGCTCAGGCTCAGGCTCTGGTAGCGGTTCTGGCTCAGGTTCAGGTAGTGGTTCTGGTTCTGGTACTGGTTCAGGCTCTGGTAGTGGTACCGGCTCTGGATCAGGTAGCGGTTCTGGGTCTGGCTCTGGTTCTGGCAGCGGTTCTGGCACTGGCAGCGGTGGTAACGGAACTTGTACATCCGACTGTGGTGAAGGTGATGGCCCCTCGACGACCAAGCTTAAAGCCCCCGAGCAAGGTTCTTTAGATGGTGAGAATGAAAAATGGCAGAAGAAAATCGACGATTCTAAAGATGAAATTAAGGACGGTTTAGACAAGCTCAAAAGTGTATTTTCACCTATCGGTGATCTTTCCCTTGGTGGTGGTGGCACTCTTTATTGCCCACCACCCGTTACCGTTCTCGGCAAAAGTATAAGTTTCTGTTTGGATAAATATTCAGGCTCTCTCGACTGGATTGCTCAGGCAGTTCTATTTATGTGTGCGGTTATTGCCCTATTTATTGTCTTTGCATAGGTGATTTATGGATCTTTCGTGGTTAGCTGCATGGCTTGATAGTGCTAATACTTTCTTCCAGTACATCTGGGACTTCATGGCTAGTGGTATCTATCAGTTCTTCAAGGATGCTCTCGTTATCATAACGAAAGCGCTTATCTACTCTTATTTGCAATTCAAAGTTATTATGCTTGACATTGCATACACTGTCGTTAAAGAGATATCCGAAGAGAGCGGGGTGGTTGCGCTTGTTAAGTCCGCATGGGGAAGTATCCCCGGCGATATCCAGTCTACACTCGCGTTCTTTAAGATTCCTCAAGGCTTAACTATGATCTTCTCCGCTATCCCAGCTCGCTGGGCAATGAAGTTTATTCCCGGAGCCAATTAACATGGCCATAAAAATTCATCACGGACCCAATGGTTCATATAAAACGTCTGGTGCGGTCTGGGATGACGCTGTTCCCGCTGCTAAGGCTGGGCGATTGATCGTCACAAATATACGGGGTATGTCTAGTGAAAAGTTCCACAGCTTGTTTCCTGATCTTCCTGATACTTTTGATCTTCTATATATCGATCACGAGTCCCAAGAAGGTATGGAGCGAATTAGAACTTGGTTCCATTGGGTGTCTCGAAACGCCTTTATGATTTTCGATGAGGCCCAAACCCTGTTCCCCCAAAAGTGGACAGATAAATGGGTTGAGCGTTACGACTATCCTGAAGGTATGGATGCAGCCAAGGCTGCTGACCGTCCTATGAACTTCCTTGATGCCTGGACACGCCACCGGCATTGGAACTGGGACATCATTCTTACGACGCCGAATATTAAGTATGTTCACACCGATATTCGTCAGACCTCTGAGGCCGCTTATCAGCACTCTAACCTGATGTTGCTTGGTAAATGGCTAAAGTTCCTTGTTGCCAAAGACTACAAGGAGGCTATGCATTCAGCTCAAGAGAATAGGGCACCTACCGATGGATCAAACATCGTTGCACTCAGAAAAATTGACAAACGAGTCTTCCAGCTCTACGACTCAACAGCAACCGGCCAGCATCGAGACACCATGGCGGGCAAAAACGCGCTCGCATCGCCTCGCGTTGTTATTCTCCTCGGAGTATTGGTTGCTATCTTCAGCACTATTTACTGGCGTAACGGGGCTAGTGCTTTCAGCAATCCGTTATCTGTGGGATCTCCTAAGCCCGTTACGTCGGTTTCTCAAAGTCCTGTTCCTCAAAGTCCTGTTAAAGCTCCTAACGTGGCTCCTGATATTTTACCTAATAAGCAAGTTGTGCCACTTCCTAGCGTAACTTCTGATCCTTTTGGAAGTTATGAGATAGTCATTAAGGGAAGTATCACTAGTGAGACTCGCGGCACTATATTCGTTTTTGAGTTATCCAAAGGCGACCGTTCTTTCACTCAGACCACACGTGACATGCTCGCGGCCGGCTACGCTATTTTTCCACATGGCGGCTGCGTGGCTGAACTGCATTACCGTGGTGAGCAACGTACCGTTGCCTGTCTTGGCTCATCGTCCAGCGGCGGTGGCGAGAAGTGGCTCGGTGCAGAGCGACGAGCCGCCGCCGCTGGACCGAATCCTTCATCCGTTCATTCGTCCACATCAACCCCAGGTACACAAACGCCAGCCTCGAAAGGCGCCAGTTTTACCGTCGTTGCTGACAGCAGTCGCACGGCACGTACCATCAACTGACAGGCAGCCGGTTATAACTCGACTAAACTGTCAGCATTCGTTAATTAATGGAATTCTTAACCTGTTGATTTCAAAGGCTTTCCACTGATTAGCCACTAATCAACGGAAAAAACACCTTGAGATGGCATGGTTTTCCGGTGATTAATGACCAGGTTTCCAGGAAGGGCAGATCGCAACGAAGGCGACGACTACCGGATGTAAGTGGCCTCGTCTGAACCTGTTAGATTTTTCTAATACGCTATTTGAGGTATTGGGCGAGCAAGTTGTGTTCGCTAAATTTTTCCTGAAAATATGTATCAGCAATGCTCGGTTGGAAGTAACCCCATTCGATGATTTTTCTCAAGTACTTCAATGGTAGATCAATGATGAAGTCAACGAATGCTTCATCTGCTTCGTTTAAATTCCAGCGGTGAAAACACTGCGTATGAGTAGCGCTGGTGTGAATTCTTGCTACGCCCGGAAACCATGGCGCGCACCCGTCGAAGGAGAGGCGCCAGGGTGAATGAGATGCTACATTCTCCCGCATACGGCAAGATAGGATTAACCTATGTCGTTGAACTGGAATGTTGCGTGTGAGGATAAATCCGAAGACCTTTCCTGACTGTCTGTCCATGGCAAAGCTAAGATAGTGGGGCAGGATGCCGCTGGTACTCGGTGGCGTCCCAATGCCTAATCTCACATAACGGAAGTCGATTTTTGAAATTTTGTTATAGCGGCTCAAGCGCCATCCCCCTGACGAATGCCTTGGTGTGTTTGTGGTTGAAGGTGCCCAGCGCATTTCGGATCTGCCGCGAGTACGTCTGGTCGTGACTTTTGTAAATTTGGCTGCAGGACGTTCCGAGAAATTCTGGATCCCATCTGCACGCCCACCAGCTTCGGACATATTCGGTCTGGTTGTTGAGCTCCTCAATCTCCTGGCGGGTGACATACCCAGTTATGATGCCCATCATTATCAAAGCGCAGGTGCGTTCTGCAGCGTTGGCCTGAAGTGCACCAACTTTCATGAGAAGCTTGAAACGCATATCTGTCAGTGCGACGTCTCCGGCCCTGGGAGTCGTGACGAATTGAGTCGCGAGGCCCGCGCCGTAGTGGGCGGCGTGCAGCAAAAACTCCATGATGTACTTTCGCGCATGAAAGATTGAGAATTCTCGAGTTCCTGCGCTGTGAGGATTGGAGACTAGCTGCTTCTCGAGTTTTAGCATCAGCACCTGTACCTTCAATCCTGCCTTGATCACAGCGTCGAGCGCGGAACCAGTTATGGTTAACCGTAGCGGGACTGGTGGACCGGTCAAGAACTGTAGATAGCTGGATTTTCGTCTGCCGTAATCTGTCAGGATCTTTGAATGCTTTGGACAGATGGGTGCTAACAGGTACCGCCACGATTTCATTAGGACGATTCGACCATGTTGGCGGAGTGCGTTAGCGATGCAGTCGGCACAGGCGTAATCTCCGACAGTGTGCGGCACCAGCCAAAGGCAATCAGCACGAAAGCGCTCAAAAAACGCCACTTTCTTCAGGCCAAACGCATCCTTAATGCGTGATTCGAAGACGGGCGGTGACTCGAAATCCGGATCACGCAACCGAAGTTCCGCAAGGGGGTGGGGTTTCAGGTTCAGAATCTCGTCAATCGCACGCCATTGCGCTGCTGTGCGAGGTTGCAGCCGATGGCACCACGATGAGAACGACTCTTCAGCTATCGGTAAGGTCACGGAGTGATTTGGCATTGGCATATACAATTTCTCGATAGGACAGTTTGAACAGCTTGGCGCAGACACCAGTTTCTGCTGACAAAATGGTGCGCCTGACGCATTCTCGGAGGTATTCGAGCAGGCGCGCAGTGTTACCCCGGCTGAGCTTGAAAAGTGATTTCGCGTAGAGTGGCAAATCGACATCGAGTTCGTACGTCCTGTAGACGAGCGAAGAAATGTCCTTCAAGTAATTCCGGAACAAGTCATTAAAGCGCCATTCTTCGATACAAATCGTTCGACCGTTTGGCCGATGTGATGCCCACGACCCTTTGATGTGATCAGAAGGGCCGGCGAGCACGATGCGTAGTGAAATGGGTGGCGCAGTAAGCTGACTCCATTGGTGCATATGCTTGCGTTTTTGCTCTAGGCTGGCTACGCCTGCCAGATAATCTTCTATGAGCATTATCGAATGGGCCAGTATGCCTCCAAGCGCAAAGACTTCTCGGGGCAATACCTTATGGTAGTGCCGAGTCGCGAACCGAAACCCAAAATGGTGCAGCAGATACTCGCTTGGCAGATACTGGTCGTTGATCTCCGGTCTGGCCAACGTGAAGCACGCTGTGCCATTTGCGTGGCCCAGGCGTTGTGATGTCTCAGCCAAAACGGTAGAAACGCCCGAACCCGACAAGCCGGAAAGATAGATCACGGGGTCGGCTTCGGTCTGCAACGCCGCCATCATTTGTTGAATGGCAGCCTCCACCTGAGGCGTACGCAGCACCAGGTGCTGGTCTACATCAAACGCTCGCCTGATCAAACTGATATTTTTCATCATCGGTCAGAGGGGGAGTGGAGCAGGATAGAGACGCCGAACTTGGCGGCGAGCAAGGGGGCGCGATCGATAATCTCGGCGGTGATTTTCTCGACACCCGAAAGAATTGCCTCGGCCGCGCAGACCTGGATGATCTTTGCTACGGCGTCCATCAAGCCGGCGGACAAGGCAAAGAGCCGCGTTGCCAGTTCTTCTGACCACAGATTCGAGGCTATCTTCAACGGAAGCACGCGTTCATACCCAGCCAAAAAAGCGCGAAAATCACCATTGAGGGACCACATGGGCAACGGCCACTGCATGTAGCGACGTTCGAGTTGGGGGTCCAGACGTAGCGCCTCGCTGGCCTTGTCGATCCCAAAGGCAAACACGCTCAGGTTATAAGGATCGCCCGAAAGGTTTTTGAGCAATGACAGATTGACCTTTTGCTGAAAAGCGGTAAGTGTCAACGCGTCATGGATTTCATCGATTACGATTCCGCGGATATTCTGTCGTTCTACCGTTAGGGTGAATTCTTTGGAGGCGTCATATGAGCTGAACTTCCTTTTGATGGGTAATCCAAACGCCTCAAACAGTAATTCGCGGAAATTATAGTTATTCGGATTTTGGCGCAAGCTCATGAATACCAGCTTCTCTTCTTGACTGGCATTGTGAGCCTTCAGTTGCCTGATGATGCTGGTTTTTCCGAATCCACCACTTCCCCATACCAACATGCAAGGTGCTTGAACTTTTCGCTTTACCTTCAGCATGTAACTGGAGGTCTCGATAATTGATTGTGCTGCCGGGTAATCAATAAATACATCTTCCAGGCAAAACAAGACGCGTTCTTGGTCAGGCAATGTGGGGTAATGCTGCAACGATTGACGCAGGTGAGGATAAAGATGGGTTGGTGTTGTCATGAATCAGTCCTTGGTGTCAAAAAGCGTAGGTGGTCGACTGTAATCAACGCGCTCGATTACTGGGGCCGCGACGGGCACAGAGGAAATTTCTTTTGGCATATGCTTCGGCACGCCGTTGGATAAATGTTCGCGGTGGTGGGATTTAGCTGCTGACTGTTTTTTCGCATCACGCTTGCTTTTCTGAGTGTTACGTTTGGCTTGCATCACAAGCTTGTTGTTGTGAATCAGTTGAAGTAAGGCTTCTGGATCTGTGACCGTTCCCGGTGGGAGTTTTTTGTTGTATGCTCGATTGGTTCGATAATATTCAAAATTGACGTAATCATGGGAGGCCCGGGCAAGGGGCGCTAGAACGTACTCCGCTTTTAACTTCACCCAGATTTTGGTCATGTCGTAAGGGTCAAACTTGACCACAACCTTGCCTCGACCCTGGTGTGCCATCAAGTCGCGGCAATAATAGATGCCCGCATTGATAGTTATTCCGTTATTGCGTATGGGCTTGTGCTTTTCAGGCAAGAAGTCAAGATACAAATTACGTTTATTGATTGCCACGGGCGGCAGTTTCCCACTTTCGCGTGAGAAGTAGTTTGTCCAGGCATCTTTGGGCGAGCAACGGAGCGTCGAATGGACGGTCCCGTGATAAATCAGGATCTGCCCTGCAAACCAAGATCTGAAATCCTTGAAAGTCATGGCCGCGCGTGCTTCGCTGTTGTATTCACCGCGCTGCTTGACGTTTGAGTAGGTCGTGCCGGGTAGAAAATGCACTTCGGTGGTCATCAGCGTGCCGATGAGGCTTTCAATGACTCCCCCCATGTGTTTCTTGTAAACCCTACGCCAATGAGCTGTACATCCGTGAAGGTCCAAAGCGGCCTCCAGGATAGGTGAACGAAACTCCGCCGCATTGTCCATGCCGATGAACTCCGGCATGCCGTAGTAGGGGTAATTGATCCCATAGGTAGGCGAATTAGGGGAATCCCTGTTTTTGGGAAGGGCAGCCATGCAAACGGTTTGTTGGACCGAAACGAGGCTTGGCGAAAACATGCTGAGGTAAAACCCGAGAATCACCCGGGTATGGACATCCACCAGCAGCGAGACCCACGGCCTGCCAATGATCTTGGTTCGATCCTGCTCGTCACAAAGGATGATGTCGACGCGGGTATGATCCATCTGAGCATGATGCAGGGGGTAATCAGTATGGACATAGCCCGGACGGGACTCAAACACTTGGTTGGTTGCATCAGCCCCATATTTCATGCGGAACACGACTTTGGGATCGAGTCCCTTTATGAAGCGTTGCACCGTAGACAACCCTGGCGGCTTCAGGCCTTTCACATGGCACTGCGCTTGCGCTTGCTTCCAGACATGGGAATAAGATGCGGAGGCCCCGTGGAAATGGTTCCTAAAGCACTCCTCGATAATCTTGATGATTTGCGGAGAAATGCGCTGGCTACCCTTTTTAGGCCCAGCGGAGGATTTGACAATGCTGAGCGCTCCAAGCTTGTGGTTGAACTGCGATACGAGTTTGTAAAAAGCCGATTTTTTTAGCGAGAGCTTGCCAGCTGCTTCCAGCAACTGAAGGCTTCCGTCTAGATACCCCTTGATGATGCCTGCGCGCTCCCCGGCCAGGATCAACCGTGCAGCCTCTCTAGGGTCGGTTGGGTCGTATGTAGACACCTTCTCCATCACCGAATGATCGTCGGGTACCATTTCCAATTCCGCAACCGTCACCACGTGAGTTTGGCCTGTTTCCGAAATCCTGACTTTTACTGAGTCTTCACCTTCTATCGCCGTGATCATCGCCAGCTTTCCGAGCGCGATTACGGCGGTACCTGGTGCCACGGACACCCTCATTTTTTTTCCTCTAGATCTGGTTTCACGAAGCTTCGGATCAGTGATTGGTCCGGTCTCTTTCGTGTGGAACAGAGGCTACAGGGCAAAAACAGGCATACAAACGGGCAAAAATGTAAACTGGATTAATTTGTATAAATGTTGTAAAACAATAAGTTATAAAGCTTTACACTTATTCAAAAAATTGCGCATTGTAAATGCGAGTGATCCTCTGGTTTGATAGGCAACTGCACCAGGAGGATAGATGGCGAGACGCACAAAGCCGCTGGCGGAATATTTTCGAGTGATGGTGACCGCAGCAAGCCTAGCTGACGAGATAAACGTCTCTCGCACTGGATGGGGTCTGGCACGGTGGTTTGAAGCCGACCAACACCTGCCCAGGCATTCGGTTGATGAAAAAAGTTGGCGCCGGTTCCTCGACGGTCACAAGCCTCATCATTCTCGCCTGGAAAAAATCTTCGCCGCAGCGCCAGCGGTCAAATCTTTTTTCGATCACCCATTTTGGGCTGCCCTCAGCCTGACCTGCACTCAAGCTGATAGCGTCCGGATACTGAAATCCTTTGGCTGGATACGCCGGCAGAATGATAGGTTCTGGTTTGAAGGGCCCTCGGAACTATCTGCCCTGGATCGACTCGCCTGTCTGCTGGCCATGCTCAGCTGTGAGAGAGCTCCCTATCATCATCGGGAAATTGGACGCCGCTTATGCGTCGAATATGTCGACCTCACTAGCGCTCGGCTTTGGAAGGACCATTCTGCGGACCTGTTGCGGCTCATCAAAATGAAACTGGAAAAGGCAGTGGGTACGTTATTTGGCGTGACCGATGTGGAAGTGCCCATAGCGTTCAGGTTTTGGGGCTTGGTCAAAGACGATTTTTTCAGGAATGAAAGCATCGCAAGTGTACGCGCATGGCCCGCATGGCGTGAGGCCGTGTACACTTTAAACTGGGAAGATCAGTTTCGCTTGGGAGACTTCATCAAGCATCGAAATATGCCGCTGCAGTCTCAGATTGACGAGTTTGATCGGCGCGTCTATAGAAAGGTACGCGCTCGTATGTACCGAGCCCTTAACAAAGCACGAGCAACTACACCTGCCCTCTGATTGCGGTTTGCATCGTCTCCGAGACATTTTTGAGTAAACTGCGGATCTGATTCATCTCCGTCTCGCACTGTTTGACTTCGAGCCTTAAACGCTGAATGACTACACATAAATCGCTCATAATTCTTGTCGGATCGTCTTTTTCTGAAACAAGATAATTGATAGCGTCTTCCATGCTGGATTTATCATCAAGTTTCTCATAAAAATCGGCTTTCGAAAGATAGGAGGGCATGGGGGTAAGAAATTTGTCACCAACCAGGGGGGATTCTGGCTTTGACTTAATGATCTTCAAAAGTTTTATGATTGTTGCCTTCGAGCCCTTGTTGCCCATTGCAGTGCGAATAGCCTCCAGCGTCGGCGTTTTGCCAAGAGATTTCAGGCGCTCTAGAGCGTTTTCAACATCAAGCTGTGTGATCTTTCTGTTCATAAAAAACTCCGACAGTTATTTTGTCTTAGCAGATTTTAGCATTTATGTGCAGATGCCAATTCTATGTGGCGATGTTGAAGCACTGGTTTAGACATCGCTTATAACAAAATAGTAAGCGCCCGCGTACATCCGCTGCGGGAGAAAGTATAACAGGTGAAGCCCTGTAATCCTCTCTATGCACCATTTAATCCATCACCGGGTGCCAACAGACTCTGCGTTTTCAGTAATTCTATAATATACCCTTTGGTAAAAGCTTAAGGACAGTTTTTCGGCGGAGCGATTCAATACGTGAGTTAAACCCTTCTGCAGCCTACATTGTGCCTTACCGATAGCATCTAGACAAAGCGGGGCCAAGTTGGAGTAGAGTGGTGTCGTCTGCAAAAAAGAACCTGTGGCACTGGCGATCTACCAAAACGGGCTCGCTCCTGGCCCTCTTGGTCAATGTCATTCAGAGCTGGATTACATACCGTTTCTTCGAGATTGATGCATCCGCGATGGCCATATCTAATGGCGCTGTTGCCGTCTTCATCTTTTTAGTCGACTACCGCGACGACCGCTTTCTCAAAGGTTTCTTTCTGATTGCGTATGGCGTGATGATCCAATTTTCCTGCGACTTGGTATTCAAACAAGCATTGGAAGGCTCGCATTGGGCAGATAACGTCAGGATGCTGCTGATGATCACTATCGGTTCTACCAGGGCAGGCGGGAGCTTGATCGCCACACGTAGTTATCGCAGTTCAACCTACCTGGACTCCAATACAATCAGTCCAATGGTGAGGCGGCTTTCGGTCAACTCGGCACACTCGAACGTCACGTGCATGGGCTGGATCGCAAACTGGACCGATTGATCAAACGGGCGGGACTGGCGAGCGCTTGCCTGTTGTTCGCCGGGCTTATGCTATTGATCTTGCTGTTAGCACGCTGAGTCAGTGCGCAAGTGTCGCTGCAATTGGAGACACAGCCATGCCGGGGCAGTTAGTCAGTCCGCCACAGCACGCCTTCGGGGAGACTCAGATGGCTAAGCGGCGCTTGAAACCCTCCAGCCCGGTCTTGGCCACTGCCGAATAGGGCGCAGCTGCGGCCTTGAGTTCTTGCCGCATGCGGTCACCTAGCAGCCGCAGCCGTGTGGCAACACCGGCTGCGGGCGTTCCTCTAGCTGAAGCGCGGCGTCCGGCGCCTCCAATGCGTCGATCGACTTGGCCAGGTCAATGATGAGGTCGCCAAGGAACTCCATGCTACGCAGCACGCGATAGCGGTCTTGCAGCAGCTTAAGACGGTTCAGTCCGTACACCAGGATTAAGGCTGCACCGCGCTGTTGCTGCTTTGGGGTACCGGTCGCCACAATCAATCCCGTGGGGTGCGCGGGCTCAACGCTATACAGCAGATGAGCAACTGGGACGTCATTGCAGGGGCTGGGGAGCAATGGCTGTTCCCGGGAGAAGTCTGGCGCTGAATACTTTCCGCTGTATGCGTTCGACGCGGACCGCGAGTATCGGCCTGTTCCAGTTTTGGAGAGCATTATCCAAGTTCTGGCTGAACGGGGGGGGGGGGGAGAGGGCTTTTGGTTTGGCTCCTCTAACTCTTATCTAGCCGGCAGGGGGCCAAAAGACGTCCCAAAGCAAAATCCAGTGTAGTCATGAATGCTGTCAAGCTTGAGGCAGTCGACATTTTGCATGGATGACAGAGCCGAGCCGCCTCTTTTTTGCTTTTTGGGACGCGGCGGTAGCTAAGCCAGGCGTCAGAAGGTCTGATGGGGGGCGTGATGCAACCAAAATGCAGGAAAAGCCTCGCCTTACGCGAGGCGCTTTCATTGCGCCGAAGTTACCAAGGTCGGCAATACCTCAGACGCTTTTCCGATCAGCATGAGTTCCCGGCTACCTCCGAGCGATACGTCCACCAGGTTTACATGTATGACGGTGGCCCCGGCTGTGTGCGCGATCTCTGGGATGTCGGCGGCAGGGGTCACGACCCCTGATGTCCCCACAGAGATCAGCACGTCGCATTGACGAACCATCGCCATGCTCGCCTTCCACGCCCCAAGTGGCAGGTCCTCCTTAAACCAAACGATGCCTGGTCTGAGCCGTCCATTGCAGCGCAGGCAGCGCGGTGGTTCGATCTCCAGGACCTCAGCGGGATCGGTTGTTTGAGTCATTGTCAGCTTTGCTGGCCGGGCACATGCAAAGCATTTTGGCACTTCGAGACTGCCGTGTAGGTGGATGACCTCTTTCGTACCTGCGCGCTCGTGTAGGTCATCAATATTCTGAGTCACCACGGCCAGGTGGCGCTCGGTAGCTGCCAGGCGAGAAAGAGCCAGGTGCGCGGCATTGGGCTCCGCGCTCTTGGCTTGCTGTCTTCGCCACAAATAGAAGCCCCATACCAACTCCGGGTTCTCACGGAACGCATCCGCCGTTTCCAACTGCCTGGAATCGTATACGGACCATAGTCCGGACTGCTTGTCGCGAAAAGTGGGAATGCCGCTTTCGGCAGAGATCCCAGCGCCGGTAAAGACCACAACTCGCCGCGCGGCACGTAGTGCTGCGGCAGCCAGTGCCATGTCTGTCATAGTTCCTCTATCCTCTGCTGCCGTGGACTGCCCCAGAACATCTGCAGCGGGGCCTATGCGCCGCAGAGAGTGGACAGCATTTCGGTACGGCGCCTACTTCTGCCATAGTGGGCCATACAGGTTCGCCGCTCTCTTATTAATGTCATTCGGTCCGTACGAAGGAATGTGGCTGTACAGGGACTTGGACGAATAAAGCACCCTCGATCGCTTCCTGAACCGCAAATCCAGATCTCCTACCTTGTAGCTAGCCACTGCAGTTCGATAGACAACTGCGCTGTCCTCCGTGGCCACGCCCTCAAACATCACAATACTCTCCAGCTTCTCAAGCACCCATTCGTGTCGGCCGCTGATGGTGGGCGGACACATCATCTGTACCTGTTCAATTACCACGTCCTTCACGACCAATAGATAATGGCGGAGCTCGTAGGCACATTCGATCACCGCAGCGCGGTTGCGCTGGCCGGTGCGCATGCAGGTGATTGTGACGATGAAGCATAGGCCTTCTATTTCCCCATGGGTCCAAGAACGCACCTCCCGGTAGTCGGGGTCGTAAACAAAAATCACTCAGAGCACCGTGGTAAGTAGACGAGGGCCGCTCCGACGAGCAGCAGAGGCTGCCCATACCGTAGCGAGCAGGTACGATCGGGCGTTTCGCTAGGTTTCCCCAGCCGAGCGCAATTCTAACGAAATGAACACTATAGATTGTAGCCCTATAGTGTTCAAAAAGGCTTCATCGTTCCTTTTGCGAGGAGCGGTCATGGAAATCAAACAAGCCTTTGGCGTCGCACTCCGCAACGCGCGCTTGCGCAGGCGGCTGACACAGGAAGATTTTCACGGCATCTGTAGTCGGACCTACATGAGCACGCTGGAGCGAGGCATGAGAAACCCTACTATTGACAAGGCTGCGGCGCTAGCCGAACGGCTCAACATCCACCCTTTAACCCTATTGGCAGAGACATTCCTAGTGCTGGACCCTGATGCGGACCTTGCGTCTCTGCTGAAGAAAGTCATCCAACAAACGGAGGTCTAATCATACTGGCCGGGTGGAAGTCTGGCGGTGGCACATAGAGATCTTTGAAGCCCTCAGCACAGAACTCCGTCATCTGGACGGCCTCCGACGCGCTAATACCGAGTCAGTCAGGACTCGCCGGTGCTGTGTGCTCTTCCCGCCATGAACACTATAGTGCACACTTCGGGGCGTACGTGCAGGGCAGCACACGCGCACTTTTAGGGAAATAGCATAGACATGCGCACAGCTGCGTATGCCTAAGTCGGCCCCTTCTACTCAAAATGCCTATGGTCGACGTTGCTATTTCCCATCTTGAGAACAAGCAGAGCACACCAAGCGAGCCAAACACCGAGGCCTTCATGCATCGGTATTTTCGTCCCTTTGACATTGACCGAACATGCCCCAAGGGCCGCAGATCCTGGTTGGAGTACTCCGTACTCTCCTAGCCGTAATCGATCGACATAACGTGCAGTGCATAGGAATCTAGGCGTTACGCGTATTGTTGTATCTACCAGCGATAGTGTCGCGCACCGTACAGCCCCCCGTCCTGAGAACGGCGACGCTTATCCCAAAAACTTGCTTCTGACAGCGCTCAATAGAACATGAAGATGAGATATCTGGTCACCGGTCGGGACAGTTAGCGATTGTCTGCGCCTACCTTGAAAACCACCTGTGATCCGTCTTGAATCGAGGGACTGATTCAATCAGCTGAGCCGCCAAGGGGAGGGGGCTCGGGCATTAACACAGGGAAGCAGTCATGCAGACAAGTACCGAAGGTATCTATTGCAGCAGTCTGGTCGCGGTTGTCGAGGCGGCCTTTTGACTCGGTTACGACCCTTATGCTTTGGCAGCTCAAGACAAGCTCGATGTGGCGAGATTTTTGGAGATGTCGCCTTTGATGCTACGGCAGGGCCCGGAACGAGTTATCGATAAGTCTCTGCTCGTAGCCAAAATCATTAATGGGCGATGGCCGATTCATGAACTCAGCGGCCCATTCATTCAAGATGCTCAACTCACCGCGTGCCTCCCCGACGACAGCTGATGCGCCAGCCTCGTTAAGCAGTAGGCGTCGAGCCGCCTCACGGCATCTGTACTATAAGGAGTAAGCATGGTAGGTAGAGAGCGAAGGTTTTCTGTACACGACCTTCTGGTCGCGTTACTACGCGACCAGAATATTCACGACGGCTTCTGGGGGCTGACGGTGCAGTTTGAAGCAGAAGGGGCGGCTGTACCGATAGCCGGTAAGCCCGGAGAAAATTTGCCTGGTCTTGCCGTCGCAGTGTCGGGTGTAACTCTCACTCCTGCGACGGAGGGCGAAAACGGTGCCGTTGACGCTTCATTGGTCAACCCCCCGCGGCCAGCTCCTGTTAGGAATCGAGCAAAAGTGAAGACTCTTCAGTAATTGGCTTCCAGGGCTGCAGAGGACTTTAGGGCGAAATACCGTCTTGCGAAGACGGAGCGCTAAGCTCCGGTCAGTATTGGCACCAGAAGTTCGACATCCGTTTTTGGCCGATTGCCGCCTTTGGTGAAGGGCCGCAACCGACCCATAGCTGCCTCCAAAAGACCTTTGAGTTGCCGGTTGAGCTTCAGAATTTGTTTGCAGAGTTATTGCGCTGCGCGCAGAGGATGCGGGCGGCTATCCGGCTAGGACCTCGTCAGCCTTTCAGTCATAATAGTGGCCTAGGCCATTTATCGGTTGACTACCAAAACGCATTAGAGGGGTGGCTGAAATGAGTATGCCGAGTGAACGCACCCGAAGTGTGATCCAAACAGAAGCGTTTTTGCGAGAGTTGTCAAAGAGCCCGCTCATTCCTGAGGAGTACCGTAATGAAGCGAAGCGCCTTCTGCGACATTACCCTGAGTCGTCGTTTGTCCTATTCGCCGGCAAGATGGATGACATTATTCAAAGTGCAGAGCCTGGAGATCCCAGGCGGGAATTAGCCATCAGCGGTTATCACCCTATGTTTACTGCGGAGATAAATCTTTAG